CATCTACAGTAATGTTGCCATTCTTCGTGTAGGCTTTCTGTCGCTTCTCTATATAGAAGTATTCTTTCAGTTGCTTAGGACTATTAGGATTCAGTTCCTTACCCGCTAGTTCATTCAGCTGTTCCTGTAATGCTGTGATGTTACGTGAACAGTCCATAGAAGCATTCTGCATAGCATCAACATCCATCTTGATACCTTTGTTACCTGCATAGACTAGTGGATGTAATAGACCACGCTGTTTCTCATATGCTTTCCAGTTACCCTGCTTTTTCAGTTCTTCTTCTTGCTTAGGAAAAATCTCCATTAAAACAGCACTGTCCATAGCATTATAGCGTCTAAAGATTTCTTCACTGCCGAATGGGTTCTTGAACCATTCCTTACCATCATCCTTATAGTACGGTTCCCCATCACAGTACTGAGCAACAAGGAAGTCTAGCCCTTTAGGAAAGTCTGGGTATAGTATCCCTGCAGCTATCATTGTGTCCTGTAATGGTTTACCTACAATACTATACTTGGAATAAAGAAAGGTAGCATCGAAAGATAAGTTTTGTCCTATCTTCTCAACATTAGGATCTTCTAATAAACCTTCAAGAAGACACATAATGTGAGCCTCTTGCTCAGGGTTCCAGTAATCTACTTGCCCATTAACAAAAGGTATACACACGCTCATATCAGGTTCAGAGGCTATAGCAATATGACTCAGCTCCATACCACGAACCTCAATGTCATAGGCAACGCGGTCTAACTTACGACAACGTGCAATGAACTGTTCAATGTCGTCCATCGTAGGCTCAAGTACAAGATGCCTATTACGTATTCTTATCTCTGGAAACTTGCTCTCTGCTCGTACTCTTATAAAATCATTCACAATGTAATAACGAAATAAGAACTCACGTAAAGCAGCGCTCGGGTGTATTACAGGTATGACTTTCTTTCCCGGCAATAGAGTGCTTTCAAGAATAGAACCTCTTTGCTTTGTTACGTTAGTCTTTCCTGTTAAAGTATAAAGAGATACGTTGCCCAAAGCGACAATTACATTAGCATTACTTTCTGCCAAGCGCTGTCGCAAGCGCTCTCTATTAGAGTGATACTCAGGGCTTTCTCTTGTCTTACCTTCTTGTACACGCAAGAATGAACTTATATCATTTCTCGGTGGTCTGAATTGGAACACATTATCTAAGTAACATTGCTGTCTACTTATACCTGCATGTTGTAAGAGTTCTGTTAGTAGTTGTCCTGCCTTACCTACGAACGCACCCCCACAGCGTTCTTCTTCAGCACCTGGGTATTCCCCTACGATAGCTATCTTCTCGTAAGGGCTACCCGCAACATAAGGTGCATCGGTCATATCTTCTCCCCTCTTTTTATTTTTTCACCGACAACTTTATAATACTTTTTCGCCTCTCCTACTCTCTCAGTCTTATTCTTCACAGCACCTTTATTGCGAACATCTATTCCGCTATAAGCAACCTTACAACTAAAGCAAGCATAGACATCTGCATTAATAGCGCCCCTTAGTCTAGTTCCACACTCATTGCATTTCATTGATAACTTTTATACCTCCCAGGTTCTCCTTCCATTACCCGCTTTAAGTAAGCGTTCTTATACTCTTCGCTTAGATCATAACCAAAACAGGTGTTACCCAAATTAGACGCAGCCAGTAGAGTATTACCACTACCAAGAAAGGGAACCATGATGTGACCGCCAGGCACTGAAAAGGTCTTTATGACTTCTTCTATCATTTCTATAGGCCGTTCTGTAGGATGTACTTTATGGTCAGGATGTAATGATTTAAAGCTAAATTGATTTGTTCTACCTGCTTGTCTTATTATTGCTGACTTATCTTTACGGGCATAAAAGAATGGTTCATAGACATTTCCAAGTCTAAACTCAGGATTTCTAGTTTGTCCTTGATGGTCAGTCTTTGTCCAGATTGCTGGCAGATCACATACTTGAAACCCTGCATCTTCCATGCTAGCTAAAATAACATGATACCACTGAACACCATACCAACACACCATCCAACCATTAGGAGCCAATACACGATAACACTCTTTAAATAGATTATCTAAAAAATCCTGATAGTCTTCACTGGAAATTTCGTTATAGTTCTCTATGCCGGGACTTGTGTTACGTTCTACACCACGCTTAATTTTATCAAGGGATATAGCATACGGAGGATCTATTTCTATCATTGTAGCAGCTCTGTCCGGTACATTTACAACACCCTCAAAGAAGTCTTTTACTATGTAAGCATTAGTTAAAGAACGCTTGAGCCTTTCATTCCCATCATTACGCAGAGACTCCTCCAAATTCTCCGCAACAACCTTTTCTTCTTTCCGTCTTTCAATCTTTTTAAGCGTCCGTAAGGCTTCACTTTTACTCTTTGCTTTGGATAACTCATCTTCATGTTCCTCCAAACCTCTAGCTAAAGTAAGATCACGACTTATACTAGCTGGACTTGTTCCGAGTAATTTAGCTGTGTCACGCATAGAGTGTCCACCGCCTGAACCCATCTGCTTTCCGTGCCGTTCTTCTTGCAGTTTCTGTATTTGATCCCGCAAGTTTACTTCTTCTTTCCAGTCAAAGTCATCTCTACTAACATTCTCCATCAGTTCTATTTCTTTTTGATCTAGCTCTGATAACGTGTTAGGGTATACTCTACATGGAATACTTTTAAGTTCAGATAAGACTACAGCAGAAAAGCGTCTACCCCCTGCTAACAACTTATACGTATCATCACTTGTACTCATAACAGCAATAGGCTGTATTACACCTTTTTGACTTATGTCTTTAGCTAATACATCTATGTCTTTATAGTTTTCTCTGGCTCTATCTGAAAATTCTATATTATCTACGGGGATGTTTTGCAGTTCTACATGCTCATCACTCATTTTCCAGTCCTTACTGTATTAAGTAATTCATGCAACTGAGCATCATTAAGCCCAGCTAGCATCTTCTGTGTACGTTTAGGTTTACTGCGTTGCTTAGGTTTACTTCTTTCTCGTCTACGGTTTCGGACTTCTAAAATAAGATTAAGTCGTTCCTTCTCCGTTAAACTTGTCAGGCTCTGTTGCTCGCTTATTAAGTCCATCATCAACTCCTTTCATAGCTAAACCTGCAAAGTCAATGTGCTTTTCAATAAGAGACTTCATTACACCTGCTGGGTCTTTCTCTAACTGCTCCACGAATCCTTGTATTAGAGCTCTATACGTATGCTTTCTGAATCCGTGCGGTATACAGCGTACAAGTATTTCGTGTTGGTCATCGGGTATATCAAAAGTTAATCGCATATCTCCTCGTTAAGTAAAAAGAAAGAGGGGCGAGCCTACATTGCCCGCCCCTCAATCTTCAGAATGTTGCTAGAGAACTACTTCTTTTTGATAAAACGGCGTACACTATTTTGTGGTTCACCATTCAATCCAGTATCCTCAGCGATGATTACCCATCCTTCAAGTCCTAACATATCTTCAGTTTGGATATTGCCACCAGTATCTATACCGAAGCAGTCGCAGAACATCTTGAAACGGTTGACTTGTTTGACGTAACGCTTAGGATCATCTTCCTTAGTGGATGCTGAAGGAATAGGTAGCCATACACGTATATCATCTACAAGTTTATCATCAGGAACATCAAACGTAAGTGCAAGGTTGAAACGACTTGGATCGTTGCGGTTAGGAGTTTCCTCCGCACGGCCAATCCGTAACATTACTTCCTCACCATCTTTCAGCGTTTTGAGTTCCTCTGCATCATTCAAGTTGACATCTAAGATTCCCATTTGGGTTTCTCCTTTTTCAGTTTATAATAAAAGATAAAGACTACTGTGTACCATTTGGAAACACAGTTACGATAATAAAAGAGTTTTGATTGGGGGTCCTAAGCCCAGTTAACATGAACAGTTCTCTTTCAGTACATACGCTGTTCCTACTATAGCGACTATCCAAATAATAAAAGTAGCTATAAACATTACCATGTCCCACTTCTTCTTGGACGCTTGGTAACGAAAGACAAGACGGTGTAGAAGTGACCTTTTAGTCTTCCCATGAGGGAACGATTCCCCCGACTGTTTGCCCACCTCTACACCTCTTCTTCTTTAGGGAAAAGTTCATTCCACTCACTGTCTGATATACCAGTCAGAAGAGCTTCACGTTGCTCGCTTGTTATCTCTGGAAACAAGTCCTGTATGAACAATCTGTTTATATGTCTTTCCTTTAAGCGATCTTCAAACGTAGCTAAAGGTACATCTAAACGGTGAATACGTTGCATTCCTGAGTGTATACTTTTTACAACTATAACGGTCTTATGTTCACCTGCAAGCATATCAGCACCATACTTTATTAATGCTTTAAAGTCTGTTCCCTCATAAGGAACCATGCTCTCTAGTTCTTCCATACTCTTTTCTTCATAGTAAGTATCTTCTTCGTTCTCTAAGTGGTCTGGATGTCCCATTAGAATAAACTCTCTTTGTTGGCGTTATCACGGTTTGCTTTACGAAGTAGTGCATTGATGTCAGGCTTCTCATGTTGCTCAAACCTTGATCCGCCCATACGAGTCTCTGCTTTATAGTACCCATCGTTCTTGGTTAGCAGTGTATGGTTGACACCGCCAGATGAGTTCTTAACCATAGATACATACTTCTCATCGAAGACAAGAGGTACCTTCTCACTCAGCTTTCCCGCAAGCAAGAGCCCTGTTTCAATCTTACCTGATACCTCGTCCTTGATAAGTCCTATGTGTCCTGTTACTAATGTATGACAAGGGTAGCCCATGAGAACGCCAAGCCAGTCCACTGCAGTCATCTGCTGAACTAGATAGTCCTGTAGTTCTGGGTTACCACCTTTGCGAGTCTTGCCCCGAGTACCTCTACGGAGTATCTCCCACATCATACAGTCAGCCCACTTCGTTGCACTGTCAAGAACGTAAGTTCCAATATGATCGAACAAGCCTTCCTTCTTACGCTGTTCCATTTCTTTCTCCCACTCATTGAATGCGAACGGGTCTTTCCATGAATCAGCCTCCCACTTATTCTCTACAATAATGTCACCATTCTTGATACCATCTTGAAGTGCTAACGTCTTCGTGCCACCTGGGTCAAACGAGTCTATAAAGACTGGGGTAGGACATGTGCTAGCTAGTTGTGTCTTGCCTGTACCGAAGTCCCCATAAACAAGGAAGTTAGAATACTTACTACTACTCTCTGCATAACGGTTGCGTGTTGCTTCCGCTCTTTCTTTGATGCGAAGAAACTTATCGCTACTTGATTCAGTCATCTTATTTCTCCTCTGTAGGCCAATGATAATCTACGCGAGGACTTTCTTTCCATCCGAATTGTTTGTAATGATCTGGCTCTTTCCATAGCAACGCAGCTCTATGTGAGGCATGTACACGGTTGTCGCCCCACCACTCAGGCATTTCTATGTTCTCGAGTATGGGAGCAAACAATTTCATAGTGTTGTTGAACCCACGACTAATCCATTCCGATATACATATGTCGTGATACCACTTCAGTGCAGGAATATATCCAGCCCACATCTTAGTAGCAGGATGATTCTTCCATCCATAGTTATCTATGGTAAGTGCTTTGATAATCTGCGACGCTTCTACACGTTGCTTGCCGAGTCTCTTGTAATCGAGACACTCAATGGAAGTGTGAACATCGTCAAATGGAACAAAGGTCTGCATAAGCTCTCCTTAGTAAATAGAAAATAGAATAGAATGTTATTTAATATACATATAATATAATGTATTTTTGGAACTTGTCAAGTAAAATCGACAACAGTCATAAAGATTTATTTTTCACTCTTCTTTGCGTACTCATCTTTAGCTATCTCCGTTTCCTCCTTCCAGTCTTCTATTATTCTGACCAGTACTTTTCTTACAGCTAGTAGTTGTGTCTGCTCACTCTCTGATAAGGCATGATGCAAGTCACCTTGTATACTGAGCCCTGTACCAAGCATGAAAGCAAACTGTCCTTTGGCTCTGTTACGTCTTTGGTTCCATGTGGACGGGTTCATCTTGCCTTCATAGTAATCACGTTGCTTTTTCTTGGCCTTCTTTCGCTTGCTCATAACTCAACGACCTCCCTTATTGTATCTGCCTTACGTGGGTCCCAGTGGTCTACTTCCATACCTACAGGGGGCTCTCCGCAATGTTGTAAAGGGTTATTCCAAACAGAACAGTAATCAAGGAATGGGCATTGGCCATAGTCTGAACAAGACTCTGTGTTACGAGGGAAAGCTTTAAGGATGGACTCATCTTCAGTTGCTTCTGATAATCTGTTGTAGTCATTCTGTATACGGTCATAGATTTCTTCTGTCTCAGTTAACCAAGCCTCCATTGCGGAAAGTGTTCTACGACACGGCACACGCCTGAACTCTGTGTCACGAGCGCCCGCGTATAGTTCACCGTCCTTCTTACGTTTAGGTTCGTTGGCAAAGAAAGTACCATTGATTATAACTCCGTATACTTCATTCTCTGGGTACATACAATAGAGAACATGGCTATACACACCGATCTGCATCTTCTGTCTCCACTGAGCTCCCCATGAATTGCTAAAACGACTGCCTGTCTTATGTTCAAGGCTGAAGATTCCACGATGGTCTTTACATATAGCATCGGTTTTAAAGTGCAGTAACTTTCCAGGCCCAATAGCCACGCTACCCGCTACCTCTATATGTTCTACTGTAAAGTCATCCTCTTGATAAGTTTTGCAATACATAGGAAGTGAACGGAAGATATTTGCAGGAGTCTTGGGAGCATTCCCAGTGTCCCATTCAGGCGGGAAGAACTCACGTATATAGTTCTCAGCAATTTTGTAACCTTCAGCACAAGACTCAGCGGTGTAGCCCTTGTCAAGAAGAACTTCCATTGCCATGTGCCACGCACTACCGAATACTAAATGGTTACTTGGTATCTCTGATTTCCAGCCCAGAACATAATTGTAAAAAAACTTACGTGGGCAACGCATATAGGTCTGGATTTTAGTGGCATCCAGTACTTGCCAAGTTTCATGCTCTTGCATCTTATTTAGTCCTTTTTAAATGAAAGCCTACGTTGAACGTATCGCTGTTTACCGTTGTCCTCCCCTCGCCATATTAATAGGTTAAGTCTGCTATGTTTAGCAGAGAAGATTGAGCAAGCTACAGCACTCATAATACCAGGCCCGCTATGAAGTATAAAGTCTTCGGGGGAAGAGTCACACAGTTTAGGCTCGAACTCACGATACATACCAGTTACATTATATCTATCATAAAGCCCTTTTGTTAGGTATACTAACTTGCCAAAGGGTTCAGCAGAACTGAAGTCGTGACCACTATCATTCACAATAAAAACGGTTTTATAACTCATCTTATTATATCTGTTAAGAGTAAAAAAAATAGGGCGGGAGGGTCATTGGGTACCCTCCCACCCCTTACGCATAGGGAACTAGAACTATGCGTTAAGACGCTTGTCGAGTTCTGCAAGAATTTCTTCTTGTGACAACTGTCCCGAGTTGATCTTCGCGGCTAGCACGCTGAACGGATCTTTCTTAGAACCGCCACCACGTCTTACGACACCTGGGGTATAAGTTTCGCCAGCCTTTATTGCTTCCTCAGTGGACTTGTCATCCTTGTCAAGAACTGAACGAGCAGCGCCTTGGGCTCGGATAGTAGCCTGAGCCGTAAACACACTATGAACAACCTCTGCTCCAAACAACTGCACACTTTCTTCTATGTTGCTACCAAAGTCACGGGTGAATTCTACTTCACGGTCGGTCTTTGGGGACTTCACGGTGATGGTTGCATTAGCCATCTTATATCTCCTTGTAATAAGGTTAAGTGAATACATCTAAATGATAATACAAATATAACATTAATCTACAACTTGTCAAGAGAAATCTTTCTCACTTGCAATCTTTTTTTACGAGCCTCATTATCCACCCACATATAGCGCTGATAGAATAGAGAACGAAGAACCCGAAGAACAATAACTCATACCACATCTGTTTCAATCTCCCCTCTTTTTAACTTGTTTATCTCCTCTCGGTTTAATTGTATAAGTTCCAGCAGTATTTCTATACGGTTGTGCAAGTTTTCTATGACTTCTAACAAATTTTCTGGTGTTACATCGTTGTCTTGGTCATTAATTATCCTCACGAGGTTGATCCTCCTCTAATGGTTTAAAGTTTGGTAGCATTTGACTTACTGTTTCTATTCCCTGCAACTCTTCATCGCTCCTTTCTAAGAGTATATCAAACCTTGAGTCATAAGATTTCATTTCTTTGAGCATACGCTTAATTGAATTTAACCTCCTTGCAAGATTACTAAGTCGTAATGATGGATTAACCTTTAGTATAGCCTGAATGCGACTAGCATCCGCACCTTTCATCATGTTATTTTCTGTGGCCACATCTAAAATATTAGCAAGAACCTTCAGTGCCTCAGGGCTCACAGACTGCGGAGCGGTTTGGTTCTCATCCTTAAGGCTCTCGGCTATATCTTCGGCTGTCTCGGTCATAATCAAGCTCCATATTTTTTCTTGAGACTATCTATGTTTGATGTTAGGTTGTTTAAATCCCACTCAAGTTGTATTACGTTATCCGTAAGGTGTTTATTCTCATCTGTCAGTTCTTTTATCAACGCCTCAAAGGTCAACATACTTTGTATTAACTTGCGTGGTAAATCAGCCTCGTTATAATTTGAGGCCATAGACAACTTAGATATAAAATCATCTATGGCTTTCTCAACAGTAAAGAACGGGCCATACTTCATGTCTTCAAACCAATAAGAGAATACATAACCCTTATTATTAATGGTCTCATCGTTAGGATCTTTATTCCACGGTTCTCTAAATACCATCGGTCATTCCTTTCTTTATTAAACTTACGTATTGTTTTGTGACTCCTACATACTGAGCTATTTCTTTCTGTTTAAGAAGGCCTTCACGCAAATGAGTCTCTACTATTCTACGTATAGAACTCTGCACGGAGGTGGAACGTGGGCCTTTACTAGCGCCCAGTTCCTTACATTTATTACTTACTTGA